TGAAATCCCCCTTGATGTCCTGGCGGGGGTTGAAATCCATGTTCCATGCGTACATGTCGCGGATGATATGTTCCGTGAAGGTGTCGAAGTTTTTGACGATATCCTTGATGGAGACAAGAACGGTCGCATTACGGCCCGAGGTGGCCTGGGCGGTTTCGTTGTTCACCTGCTGGCCGATAAGCCATGTCGGAAGGGTGGTTTCTTCATCACCAAAGGACTTGAAGAGTTCGATGACCTGGATGAGCTCCTCGATATGGGATTCGATGTTATATGTGCGGATCGCGGGGTATTGGGCATCGATTCCCTTCCCTTCTCGATACCATATCTTCCGGGGATAGAATGAGTTGAGATCGGTATCGGGTGTCATGAGAGACCAGTTCACCTCCACCTGCGGTCCGCTGACGCAACTGGAATTATCCAGCACCATCCGGGCGCCGGCAGCGATCGACAGGGCGCTGTGACGCATGACACGGACAAGACCCTCCCCGAAGATGCTTGTTTCGTCCTTCTCATAATAGAAGACCTTGTACATATCAAGGGCGTTTGAATAGAGGACAGCTTTGATCGGTCTATTCCCCAGAAGCCATACGTTCGCGGCATATTCAAGCTCGACATCGGGGATGGAAAGGCCGCAGGCTTCGAGATCATTCCCGTCAACATAACCCCAGAACTCACACACTTCGTATTTCTTCCCCGGCTGATGGGATGCCCCCACGTTACGACTGTCGTTAGATCCGCTCGATACGGTCGAGAACCCCTTTTCGCCCCTCCCCCCTTGAGCCTCTATGTCAATGAGCTGAAGGTCAGATTCCCAGTTTTCGGGGGTATAGTCCCCGTCTGGGTGATCCGTTAGATACTGGGTGATTATGTCCGAATAGAAGTCTTCACGCTTCAAGAGCATGCGAAGATCATGCTTGGTCATGACGTGCCGTTCAAAGGAGCCGGTCATCTTCTCGATCTCAGTTCCGGTCATGTCGGGATACCAGTCCCAGATGCGGACGAATTGGAGATCCGGGAAGTCATCATCCGAAACCTCCTCTTCAAAATCAATGTCCTTTTCTGAAGGGATCCAGCGCCTCTTGGATTTCTTGCCCACCATCGGCCCCTTCATGATGCCGGTCCCGTATTGCAGACCTGAACGCAGGACCTTCTTGGTTTCCTCCGGGTAGTCCATCTCGGTGAACTGATCGTCGATCTGTACGGACATTCGGGAACAGGTTTCCTTGGCAAACTTGTCTATGGCGAGCCGGAGTTCCACTTCTGTTGGGATGACAGGCTGGCCCTGTTCGTCCTGGGTCACGAGGCCCATTGCAATTTGCGTGACAATCTCTTTGGAGATCTGGGGATACGGGGTGACATCAAGCTCCCAGTTCTTTTCTTTACTGGGGAACAACATCTCATGAAGTCGTGAGAGGACGATATTTACCTTTGATCTCGGTATCTTAGGATAGACACGACTGTTCCCTGCTTCGATACGAACGTCGGGATCATATATCCCCTTGTAACTACGCAGATCCTCCAGCCACATAAGCTCCTTGGCACGACGATACGCCTTGTTCTGCGCAAACTGGTTGTGGAGCCGGAAGCCAAAGGCACTCATGGCCTCGGAGTTGCGTTCCTTCTTTGAGAAGGCAGTCTGAATTGCATCCATAATTATTCTCCTTTTCGGTTTTGGCCCTCAACCATTGCGTTTAGAATCTCATTGTTCGATAAATGTTCATAGATAGGTGCGGGTCTTAATTGTGGTTCCGGCAAAGACCATTTCGCTGTCACCTCGGAAGGATAAGTATAGCATAAAGGAAGTACCTCCTCTACGGCTGATACCCCGATCTCTTTAAGACCATGTGCTTTATAGGCATATCCGCAGTAGGAGAAGTGTCTCCCCTGCCATTCGATAAGTCTGCCCGGCTTTAGTCTCGCTCGTTCAATGTGGGTCATGTCAGTATCCTGCTATTTCACTTGCCGGCCTGTAATCCTTCCGCTTCATCTGGGCGAGGAAGGATAGCCGTTGTTTATCATACGCTGTTTTCTCGGTTAGGTAAAGGCATAGGTACTGTAAACTGTCTGCGCAATGCGACGCAAAGTTCTTCACTGGCATCGGTTTGTATTCGTCACCCGATCCTTTCGGGTCTTTATCGTAGTGGTAGGCACCGTTCATGGCCTTCCTTAGAAAGTGGCAATTAGGCGAAAGAATAAACCCCGGCTCACCCATGTTCATTTTATTCAGATAGGTCTCGACCGCACCCACCCTGGGCATGATCGCATTGGTCGGCGCCTCTCTAATATTGTTCAAGCCGATCTCCGCAGAATGGAGAACTTCAAAGCAGGTAGACTCATCCGTTGGGGCGCGGGAGACTCCGGAGGGATCCCCAAATCCCATCACGTTCATCCCGAAGTATTTCTGGCGGAGAAGGGGAAGTAACTGATTAAGGCAGAACTGCCGGATTCCCATGCCGTCAGATACAAGTTCATCGAGAATACGAAGTTGGCCAAGAGGGGTGAGTTGACCGATGGTGACAGCCGGCTGGAGACCAAAATCCATCCCGATCAGTAAATCCACTCCTTTCATTGGTTCCAGGACATGAGGCGCAACATGGACGTTATCCCGGAAGGAGAGAAACACAGGCTTCCCGGAGACCAGATACCCGTACTGGCCGTGGATGTAGATGCGGATGTACATCTCGTCTTTGCCTTTGGCGAGGTTCTGGTAATAATTCTTCGGTAAATTTTTTACATTTTCTGCGTGGACTGAGAGGCCGGAAGGCTGTTTGAATACCTTGAAGTTGTCGGGACGAATCTTCTCCGCCTTCTTGTATAAAGTCGAATCCTCGTCTGGCGGGTTCGTGTCCATTATGATCCCATACCAAGAGGCCCCACCATCCCGTTTGGAAGGGTAACGACCTATCCGGGAGTCCATAGCATCCACAATCGCCCATGGGATCTCACGTACTTCGTTGAACCACGCGCCAGTAACCTCAAGGGAAAGAAGGTTTGACACTTGGTCTGGTCGATCGAGAGCGCGAAAGATGACCTCAAGGTGAATACCAAACTGGACGAGTTTTGTGAAGATGTAGGAATGGTCAGTGACTCTGAATTCTCCAAAAATCTTCGGGGGAAACCAGTCGCAAAACGTCTTAATGGTTGTATCTTTTAACTGCCCATAGCTCCTTAAACACCAGAAAGCATTACCTTTTCTTCTTACATATACGGGAATGTCGGGGAGCGATACACAATAAACCATTCCATCATATTGCTGTTTGTACCATCCCTTCAGGTGATTGGTATGGTGGGGATTCATCTTTAAGATGGGTCTGTGGCGAGATTCCTTTAAGATTGTCACTTTATATGATGGCGCATTAACCTTCCCAATTCTTCCATTTACATTAACAATCATCCCCGTACAATCAGACATCCCTATATTGGCAACCCCGCCGCTTTTTAACACCATTTCCTGCAAGTCATCTGCCATGATTTTAGAACTTGTGGATAGTCTTGTAGTTCCTTGAGAGTCTCCCCCGTCCCCTACAAAAAAACCATATAGGAAGGCTTTCAGGTGCCCCACTGGGGCGTCTTTGATCCACTGGGGGATGTGCCGCACTATTTGAGTTCCAGCGTTAAGGAATGTGCAAAATATATCCTGTAGTATCTTGTTTCTCATAATGTCGTAAGTAAAGCATCCGCCGCTGTCCTTCTTCTCCCTTTTCCCATACAATAAATTATTCCGAGAGAGAAGGTCTTCTGTGTACTCCCAATGTTTCTTCTGCGTGACATTTAACCTCTTTGATGGACTTCCGCTCTGTCTCTCGTAGATTCCACAGGAACCCTCGGCAAACCAGAATCCAAGAAACTCGAAAAAGTCTTCACTATATTCGGTTTCCTTTCCTACCCATTGTGCGTCCTTCCTTACTCGGACCAGTTCTCCACCATATATTTCTTCAGCGGTCCTGATTTCATAATCGCTCCATACTTTCTTCCGTGTTCTTCTGGTGCTGACCCACATCTTATGTTCCGGGGTGACAAGAAAGTCTATCGATTCTCCCTCAAAGCCGACCATCTCTCCCTGATATGGGTATGACACAACCCCCTCGGGGGTTTTATAAACGAGATGGTCGCCATCAAGCGTGGCAACTGCATCGTCGAGGAGCAAATCCTTGAATAACTGCCAGCCCCTCTTCTCTGTGAGAATCTCCGTTTGATCATCATAGCAATTCCTCACCACGGCCCACCGGCTACGCCTTATTCCGTCCGGACCCGGTACTTGCGCTTGAGCCCTTTTCATGATCTCGATCACGCACCCTGACGACTTCCCGCTTCCGAAGGGTCCGATAAGACAACGGATTCTGCTATCATCCAAAGCAAAACGCTTGATGGTTGGAACGCAACCGTAGTCAAAGAGAACTTTGTGTGGGGGTAATATTTCAGCCATCGCATTCCCTCAGACACTTGATCTTCCCGTCTGCAAATTTGAACACGGTTTGAGTATACTCCCTTTTCGGATCGATTGCAAATTCATGGGACTGGCCGGCGGTGAAGACCTTAACATACCCGGACTTAGGGATTACTTTCCAGAAGATGTCGCCGTTTTTCAGGGACATGTATTCAGAATGGCCGTCATGATTTATCGTGATATCCATTCTTATGTCCAGAGACTGCCCGTCGCCATAGAGATGAACAAACAGGATCAGGCGGTGGTCGTCAAGTTCGGAGAGATATGCCTTCAGTCCGAGTTCGGCATTCCCGGTAGTCTGGATGTCGCACGTCAGGTTACAGGCATTTATCTCCCGGGCGGAGACGAAGTAACAGGAGGGAAGCATCTTGTGGTCAGCGAAATAGTTATGCAGCCAGGTCTCCCCAAGAAGGTTGTCCTTGTCGCCACGGGCCAGGGAGCAGTATTCCTCCCAAGTCCCTACCTCCGGGATATGGTTGTCGTACCATTTGACATCGAAGGAGTAGAAGGACCCGCAGATGCCGTTGATATCTTGGCCAGGGACGTGGTATTCCGCGCCGAACCATTTGAGTTTGCCGAGTTTTGTTTTTGCCAAGGAGACGTAGGCAGGGTAGTCCATCAGGGTGTCGTACATAAAGAAGTGAGCATGCTTCGCCTTATTGCGCAGGAAAGTCGCACATTCTTTTATAGATGTGTACCCAGACAGACCATGATAGGGCAGAGAACGCAAGGTCTTTATATGGAGATCGTTAGGGGCTGTATAGTGATAATATACATCATAGTTGCTACTTGGGGCATCGTCCCGATCATAGATGAAGTAGTCTAACTGGGAGATGATATCTTCAGGCACAGGGAGATGAGTCGCAAGTAAAATGGGGCAAGGGATTGTCTTGCGAACCTTCCCAATAACATCCCTCAAGAGCTGGAGTTTAACCGGGGTGTCCGGGTAGGCAAGAAAGATGATTATGTCGTCAATCATTTTCACTCACACATACGGCAGACGTCCGCATGGATAAGATGTGTCTGGTTCGCACACCATACTATCAGTCCATCCGGCCTTCGTGATTTGAAGTCCAGCTTATTGTTGAAATGGTACTCCGCCGTCATGAAGTCTACTCGGGGAAGAACGGTAGAAGGATAGAGGACTTCATATTCAGCGCCTTCTATATCCATTTTAAGAAGGCGGCACCGATCGATATTATAGAGATCAAACGCCTCGTCAAGGGAGATAAGGCCAACCTCGACCTTAACATGGTGATCCGGATTGAATGTGCAAAAAGAAGTCGAGCCCCCCGACATGCCGTTCTTGTTGGTGACAAGAATATCGGTATGCTTGCCCGGGGGGCCGATCCCTATGTTGTACGCCTCGATATTTGAACAGCTATTCAGTCCCTTGTTGCGTACAAGGTTGAAGTAGGTTGAGGGCAGGGGCTCCAGGGCGATAATCCGGGTCTGTGGGAATAACTTT